GGAGTTCACATTTTGCCGATGCGTTCCGTTACTTTGCAGTGTCTTATAGGAAAGAGCAGCCTAAAGGTAGGCCACAACCTAAAGCAGACATTTCATGGATGAGGTAGATGGTTGGTATGTTGTCTTTGTAGATGGTGTTGGGAGAAACTTCTGGGATGTTGTAACATGTAAAGAATTTAGACATTGTTATGCTTTTAGGTGGGATGGGTATAATTGGATTGTGGTTGATGCTCTCAGTGAGAGTTTGGAAGTTCACATACTTCCATTCGGACAAGAGGTTGATTTACCTAAAGAAACACTTGCATTAGGACATCAACTAGTGTATTTTACGAAACTGAGAAGAGGTGGTTTCATATTTCGTGGGTTGATGACCTGCGTGAGTACGGTGAAGCATTTACTAGGTATTCGTGCCTGGTGGATTGTTACACCAAAACAACTATATAACTACTTAACTAAGGAGTAATACATGGGCAGAAGCAAAGCACCAAAATCAGAAAGACAAATCGAGTCAGAGGAACACCAAGACCAAGAGAGCAGAAAAGAAACTGCAGAGAAGAAGTACAGGTTGTCAGCATCAAGAAGAAGACGTTTCGGTAAGTCTATACTTATGTCTATGGGTGGCAGAGGTATTTCTGATAAAGACGAAACACTAGGATAAATGATGGGTTCATCAACTAGTTCCGCAATTACATCAATGTTTCGTTCCAGTGGCCTGGCAAAAAAGGTAACAGATGAGAAAAACGCCAATCAAGCGTTATCATCTACAAAGACCAATCAAGCGTTATCATCTACAAAGACTAAGCGTAAGGCTAACACTGCATCGAGGATGCCTAATGATGGCAAGTCAATATTAAGAAGTAAAACACTAGGATAAATTATGCCAAAGAATAAGCAGAGCAAAGTAGCAGTGGAATCTTTCCTAAAAAGATACTCTGCAGCAAAGGCGCATCGTGCCACATGGGAATCTCACTGGAAGGAATGTTATGAGTACGCATTACCACAACGTGAGGTATTCACTAATGGTCAACCAGGTGCAAAGAAGAACACACGTATTTACGATTCAACAGCGCTTATTGCTACACAGCGCTTTGCATCAAGACTACAGTCAACACTGATACCACCATTCAAACAGTGGGCGAAGTTATCAGCAGGCAGTTCCATTCCAAAAGAACACCAGATGCAAGTTGATAAAGACTTAGAACAAACAACAAAAGTGTTGTTCAGTTTCATTAATCAATCTAATCTAGCAACAGAGGCTAACGAGGCTTTCTTAGACCTTGCAGTTGGCACTGGTGCTTTGTTACTTGAAGAGGGTGAAGGCGACCAAATACTAAAGTTCACTGCTGTGCCACTTAAAGAACTTATCATTGAGAATGGTGGACAAGGATATGTTGAAACAGTATTTAGAGAGCATGGCGTACCTGCTAGGGATATTACTCGTATCTGGCCAAAGGGAACTGTATCTGATTCAGTTAAGCGAATCATTGAAGAGAAACCTAATGACCTTGTAAATGTTATTGAAGGAACAATTTATAACGAGAAGAAGAAGAACTTTGAGTATGTAATCATTGAGGCAACAACAAAGCATGTTGTGTTTGAAGACTATTACGAGGTATCACCTTGGATTGTATTCAGATGGTCTAAGGTAGCGGGCGAGCGCTATGGTCGTGGCCCAGTAATGACAGCACTGCCAGACATTAAGACTGCTAATGAAGTAGTAAAGTTTGTATTGAACAATGCTGAGAAAGAGATAGCAGGTGTTTATACAGCAGTGGATGATGGTGTACTTAATCCTTGGACTGTTAATACAGCACCAGGTTCTATCATTCCAGTAGCACAACAAGGTTCATTACAACAATTACAGTCTGGTGGAAACTTCAATGTATCGCAGTTAGTGTTAGAAGAGTTACGTAACAACATTAGAATGGCTTTGTACCATGACCAGTTAGGCCCAGTAGGTGGCGCAACTAAGTCAGCAACAGAGATTTCAATTAGGCAGCAAGAACTAATGAGTGATATTGGCTCATCGTTTGGCAGACTACAGACAGAGTTCATTAATAAAGTCATCAAGCGTTCAATTGATATTCTAAAGCGTAATGGACATGTTCCAGACATCGCAGTAGGCAATCAAATCGTTGATATTAAAGTAATTTCTCCACTTGCTCAACAGCAAGATATGGATGAGGTGAACAAGTTGGCACAGTTTGTAGAGTTTGCAGGAATGGTTGGACCAGAGGCAATTCAGTTAGGCATTGACCTTGAGGCAATACCAGAGCATCTTGGTAGATTATTAGGCATTGACCCTTCGTTAGTTAGAAGCAAAGGTCAGCGTGAGCAAATCAAAAAAGCACAAGCAGAGGAAATGCAACAGCAGCAGATGTTACAGGCTGCAATGGAAAATCCAGAGTTAGCACAACAAGCAGCAGAGAACCCAGAGGCCGTAGATGCCGCAATGAAGGGTGAACTATGACAGCAGACGGAAAAGATATTGATGCTCTAATAGCCAAAGTATTCAAGAGCAAGGATGGCAAGGTATTGTTGTCCTTTCTTGATGAAAGGTTTATTAGGCAAGCAGTGTGTAACCCTGGCCAAGTGGAAGGCCAAGGTTATTTTAGAGAGGGGCAGAATAGTGTCATTAGATACTTTCAGTCTTGTATTAAACGTCAAGAAAAAGGCGATTACTAATTACGTGGAGTAATGTATGAGTGAAGAAGAGTCAATATTGTCAGCAACGGCAGAGAAAACAGAAGAAACAGTAGCGCCAGAAACAGAGGCAACACCAGGTTGGTTATTATCAGAGGGTGTTAATGGTGAGGGCGATGCACCAGACTGGTTCAAGTCTAGTAAGTATGACTCAGTGGCAGAGCAGGCTAAAGCCTATGCAGGATTAGAATCTAAGTTAGGTTCATTCACTGGCGCACCTAAAGACGGCTACGTGGTTGAACTTGATGAGTCACTAGGTTATACAATCCCAGAAGATGACCCACTACTAGGCGAGTTCGGTGAGTGGGCGAAAGATGCAGGCCTGTCTCAAGATGCTCATAACAAATTACTTAACATGTACGCTAATCACACAGTTGGCCAGATGGAATCAATCAACGTGGATGATGAGATTAATAAGATTGGGAAAGATGCAGAGCGCAGGATTAAAGAGGTCACTCATTGGGGTCAAGCAAACCTTGATGCAAATGAATACGCGGTATTACAGACAATGGCTACTACAGCAGATGGGTTTCACTTGCTTGAGAAGTTAAAAGGAATGTCTAGGGAGACACAAATATCAGCACCAGACACAGTTAAACCTGTTGACTCTATGACTGAAAACAAACTGTATGAAATGATTTCTGATTCAAGATACGCATCAAATCCAGACTATAGAGCAGAAGTTGAAGGTAAGTTTAGGGATTTCTATGGCTCTGCACCTGCAAATACTATTAAACAATAGCGTTGTAACCCTATCTACTAAAGGAAATCACGAGGGGATTTAATTCCCCTTAAAAAAACCTTTACTTTGGGTTGGTTTTTGTTATAATCAAACCACAGATACCCTTCTTTAAGGCCTGTATTGGAAGTTTAAGCACCTCGAAAGTGCTAGATTCAACCCGATATAGGCTACTTGAATCGAAAAAAGAAACATAATTTTTTTTATTCTAAGGAGAAGACACAATGTCTATCAATTTAAGTTCAGCAGCATCAGCACAGTTTGATGCAGAAGTAAAGCACGCCTTTCAAGGTGTAGGTCAATTAAGAGATACAGTTCGCACTCGTAACGGTGTTGTTGGTGATACTCACAACTTCCGTACTATGGGCAAAGGTCTTGCATCAGCGCATACTGGTTTATCAACAACAGATGGTAATGGTGTTACTACAGTAGGTGATGTTTCACCTATGGATGTTACACACGCTAAAGTTGCAGCAACTCTAACAAACTATGTTGCACCAGAGTACACAGACATCTTTGATGCAGCAGAGGTAAACTTTGATGAGCGTACTGAGTTAGCACAAACTATCGCAGGCGCACTAGGTCGTCAACTAGACCAGTTAATCCTTGATGCGTTAGATACAGCAACACCAGGTGCTACTATTGCTAAAGACTACGAGATTGCTAACACTAACACCAACATGACTTTGGCTAAGATTACTGGCGCATCTGCTGAGTTATCTGACAGTGGCGTTCCAATGGAAGGTCGTGTTATGGTTGTTTCACCTGCAGCGATTCAGTCAATGATGAACGATTCAACTATCACTTCTTCAGACTACAATGCACTACGCGTATTGATGTCTGGTGAGATTAATACTTTCATGGGTTTTGAGTGGAAGATGATTGAAACTCGTACAGAAGGTGGCTTAGTAGTTGCTGCAAACATTCGTGATTGTTACGCATACCACAAGTCAGCAGTTGGTTTAGCAATCGGCATCGACTTATCTACAGAGGTAAACTATGTACCAGAGAAGGTGTCTTGGTTATCACTTGGTAAGATGAAAGCAGGTGCAGTAGCAGTTGATACAGCAGGTATTGTCTTAATTGAAATTGACGAAACTGCATAAGTTGTTTTAACTCTAGGCCTTCTTATGAGGGCCTTTTATTAAATCAATTTAGGAAGTTAGCATGTCAGCAGTAGTAAATAACAGTAGTATTGATATTGCATCCAAAGCATTGTTGCTGATTGGTGAATCGCCTATCTCTTCATTTGCAGACGATACAACAGCAGGATTAATAGCATCAAACCTATACCAAGCAAGTTACGAGAGTTTACTAACTCTTCACCCTTGGCGCTTTGCATCTAATAAGAAAACACTGTCTA